ATTGCATTAGTAACATTTTTTCCTAGTGTTATTCTCATAATTTTGTTTCTTGTTTAGGTTTACATTTTTCACAATACAACTCTTTAGTTGCAGGACCTGTAGATATAATAGTTCTACATATATTACAGAGCATAGCTCCTCTACCATTGTTAAACTTGTGTATTGGCTTCATTTCCTTTTAATAAGATTGCTAAATGATATGATAATTTTGTTACATCTGTAAATGTTTTACCTGTTTTTATACATTTGTATGTTGGAACATATTTTTTAGATGCTGCACAATAACTTGATGTCATCACAACCAATTTTCCTAGGTTGTATTTCTCACCATTAAGTTCACAGATAAGATTTTTTGTTGATTTCTGTTTATTTATTATTCTTTTCATGATCTATTTGTTTACAGGTTTAGGTGTACACACATGTCCATCACTCCATTTGATTCCTGGAGGTGGTGTTGTTTCTGGTGAGCTGTATTTTGTACCACACTCACTACATTCAAATTTGTTCATAATTCTTATTTGTTTTTAAATTGTTGTAAAATATCATGCAATTTAAAACCTATGTACCATAAAGGCATTGCTATCAACCATATTTTCCAAAATTCCATAATCTTATTTCTTTTTAAATTAAACATAAGAAATAAGGGCTCCACTACAGAGCCCTTTAATTCCCCTCCTTAATAACCCAACTGATGAAGTTGGTCTATATTGGCTTCTACAATATACACACCATGTGCTATTGTACATGCAAACGCTATACTCATTGCGAATGCTAATTGTCTGAACTGATAAAACTCAGTTGGTTTCATTGTGATTGTTTTCATGTTATTTATTATTAAGGATTAAAAAATACAAATAAAAAAGGCTACCATTTCTGATAGCCTTATTGTTGAGGTTGGCACTAGTAAAACTCAAACCATAAAGTACTCAACACCTATCTCTGCGTGGATAGGACTTAACATTCGTGGTTTGCAAACTACCCAATGTCTGTTACTGTGCTATTTGCGTCAAGTAACTGCTATCTTTAATATTGCTAATAACTTAAACATATCTTCATCAGACATATTTGCTTTCATATGATTCATAGCAATGCTTATAAACTGCACATTACCTTTTACATATCCTAATGAAGAATCTATTCTATCTACACTTGCTGTGTATAAATGAGAATTAGATCCTGGTGTAGGATGTATAAGTTGAACCTTAGAATATACACACAAACCTTTTTGTTTATCCCATTGATCTTTTAAATCTTGTAAAGATAAATCAAAAGATTTATTTCTTCTACTAGCTCTTCTTAAATGTTCTCTAAAGTCACTAAACTCATCTCTTCTATTATTAGCAATAAGATGAGTAGCATCTCTAGGATTAACTTTGTTCAAATGTTCTATATTAGAAGGAATACTCTTTGAGCACTTCATTGAACAATAATGTAATCTACCTACTTTTAAACTTCTCTTTATCTCAGATATATCTTTCTTAAAGATTGTTTTACAATAACAACATTGCACTTCTTCTTGTTTTCTTTTATACTTATCCATAATTGTATTAATTTAATAATACAAATATAATAAATACATTTGGAATAACAATGGAAGTGCACAGTTATTTTTGTGGAAGTGGAGGTGAGGAGAGTCGAACTCCTGTCTTACACACTTCATTATCAATGTTTTATACAGCTTTACGTTTGTTTAAACTCTTTACGTTAGAAAGGGTCAACTGTTAAGAAGACATCCACCAGAATGTTTTTAAAGTAACATACAAGTCTTCTATGGCAATTTTTATAGTCAGCCAGTGTTTGACTCAATCACCTAGTCTTTGGTTAGGCAGCCACAGCTAACTCTACTTCTCTTGAAGCAGAAACTTCTCCATTAAGGATGTTGTGAACAACAGTCATATTAGCTCGTACTTGGGCATTCTCGTTTGTGTTTCCATTTAAAATGATTCACCTTAGTTTTAGCCAGTTATCTCTCTGGGCTGAACATTAATAAGTAACATGTGCAATCAATTCCATGTCACCCCCAATTTGTAGGATATCGCTTAACCTACTATGAACGGCCTATTCATATTCACCTATTATAGTTGCATTCTAAACGAGAAACTATAGTGTACGATTTTTTTTAGCACCCAGTTTATATAGCTTGAATCTCTCAAGCACCATGCCTTATTAGGGTCTCTATATAAACTTTGGGTCACGTAGTTAACTACCTCCTTTCGATGTGTAATTGGGAGGATTACTGAACTCACACCTGATTAACTACTTGCTGAGAACTCATTTGCGTTGTGCAGTCCACATCTTTATCTGCAGTTCTGATAGCTTATTTCATCTACCCACCTGTATTCCTTTCTCAAGGGAACAACACATCTACCATTACTGATAGTATCTTCGATAGTTTCTCGAGGTACAAGTTATGCACACTATCAGGTATTCAATGTTTAACCTATAGCTTCACACAGTTTATCAGATCTGGTGCTTTACACAGCTTAGCTATTTTATCTTTTGTATCACTCTAGTGAGTTTTAAACTGACTGTATTGATATGAAACATAAATGTATAATATAGGTAAGTTCAGTGATACGCAAACCTACACTGACTATTTAAACTAACAGGATGGCGTTTATAGTCCCCAGTGATTATACAAAATTATAACTAAGTCACTTACTGTCCTTCAAGAGAGCATCCTTATAATACTCCAAGTTATAATTTAATATCCCTGCAAATATAATCTACAGGGATAAATAAAACAAACAAACCACCAATTATATTTTAATCTCTTGCTCTCCTACACCTTCTGTGTAACTATAGATCTTCTCTTCATAAGTCACCTTAATCTGTTTACCACCTGTAGCAAGACATAAGTCTCTCAATTCATCATTGAATTCCATCAATGATACAGCATTCACCTTATAAGGAAATGCTTCTGTATCAATAGGGTCTTGTCCATCATTAATGATTAAGATTTCTGGTTTCTCTTGTGAAAGATCAACTTGTAGGTTACATAGTTTTCCTGTTGCTATTTCACCAGCAATGTATTCAACCATATCAGCAACTTCTGTTCCACCACCATTAGGCTCATTAGAAAATGTTTGCCAAAATCTTATCACCTCTTCTTTATTGGTGATATGTTGGAAGTGTAACTGTCCTGGATCATGTACAAAGTAACTAAAGAACACTTCAGCTTCACCTCTCATCACATATTTGAACCTGTCTATTAATATAGCATTCACCCAGATCTGTTTCTGTTCTTCATGCATACTTCCAGAGAAATCTAATATAATGATGATCTTCTGAATCTGTTCTTTTCTATCAACTGGGACATTTACTGTCAAATCTTTAGTTAAGAACTTAGTTCTGAAGTTAGGAAACATCTTCTGATATAGGTCCATCATGTGCATTTGAGCATAATCTCTCATGATCATCTTAGAATACTGATCAGAGTTAGCCACTATCTTCTCAGATATCTCTTTCTCCACCTTGAACTCATTACCAAACTTACCTACAAGAGATAGATGATTCATAATCTCCATCTTTTTATCTTTACTAAGTTCATTTAGTTCTAATTGTTCATTGATGTTAGGATCAGTGTACAAGCTTCTATCAAATTCTAATGATTTACTCATGTCTGGATCATCATCATCATTTCTATCACCACCATCCTCATCTTCATTCTTGTTCTGAAGCTGTAAATATATAGCAACAGCTTGTTCAAGAGGTGTGAATCCAGGGATATACTGACCATAGATAGAATCAAATAAGTCTTTCTTGTTACTATATTGATTTTTGTCTTGATCACTCAGTGTATCAAAATCCTTAAATCTATCAGCTAAGTAATCAGGTTCTTCAATCATCTTGAAATAACACACACGTGCTAGTTCTTTGATCATATCAATACTCTCTTGCTTCTTAACATATCTAAGTTTCTTCTTGATCTCTTTAGATGTTGGTGTGATGTAGTTGATTGGATCTTTAACAAACAAATTACTGTCATCATCTTCATAGTCTACAACAAATGAGTATGTTGACCAGCTATTTCTAGACCAACCACCACCACCATATTTGCTCTTCCAACCTCCTACACTCTTACTAGGAGTATAGGTTGGGGTATAATAATCACCATAGTAATCATCATCCCATAAACTTTTCTGTGTCATTAGATGAATGCAGCTATTTGTAGGTTCTTAACAAACTTATCTTTAGCTGCTGTAGCAGCTTTAACAAGTTGTGAATGCACATGTGCAATATCATCACCCACTGTTAATCCTTTGATGTCTGCTAGTTGTTTAGTAAGATCACCAATTGCATCCTTGTACATCTTCTCATCTTCTCTTGTTACCAATGGTAAGTGTGTAAGAGTCTCAATACTATAAGTTATAGCTGAAGATAAGTCTCTGAACTTAATAGTAGCCTCGAACTTCTTGATCACCTCAGCAATCAATGATGGTTTCTTAGCAAACTCTGCAATGAATCCTAATGATTCAGGACCACATTGATCATACACTTGATATGCTGTAACAGCCACACGAGGTGAAATGGTTACACCATTCTTAGCATACTCTTGTAATAGATAAGGAATCACTGGATCCACATTATCTACACCAAACTTACTCTCAAGTAATCTGTTGTAAGATATCTCTGTGTAGTTATCCCAGATAACATTCAACTCAAGAGGAAATCTTTCCATCAATGCCTTTAATGACATATTCTTAGAGAATTCATCACGAGTTCTGTTAGTACAACAGATGATGAACTTAGTGTTGATAGGAAATATCTGTGTACCATTTCTGAATACACCACTAGATAGAATATCCTTCAATTGCTCTAAGATGAAATCTGGTGCATCAAATAGCTCTTCGAACACCACATACTCATGGTTCATAAAACTATTCTCAACAAGATATTCTATCTTACCTGTTGTCTCAAATGTTGGTATATCTAGACCACCAAACAATCTGTCTGTTGTCATACCTGTACCCATTGTAATGATGTAAGGATTGATTCCTTTAGATTGTAAGAAATCTAATGTCATTTCTGATTTACCATGTCCACCTGGACCATACAATACAACATTCTTACATGTAGAGAATCCTACGTTTAAAATGTTTGCTGTCTTGTCCATAAATACGAACTTTTCTGTCTTTGCTGCTTTCTTTGTTGTTGTTTTCATTTTTTTCTTTGTTATTAAGGAATTTTGATTATTTAATTTAATTTGTTCTAAAACTTGTTCTATTGGTATTATTTCTTCTACTTCTTTAAGTACACAATCATGTGCTTCGAATATCCAACCTTGATGATGAAAGTCTGAATTTGATTCAATGTTTTTGATAAATTTATCAAGAACATCTTCTCCCATA